AGTGATTTTACTAGATATGTAAGTATGGTTTCTTATGGAGATGACAATGTTTTGAATATACACCCTCAAATAACATCTTGGTTTAATCAACAAACTATTACTGAAGCTTATGCAGAAATTGGAATGATTTATACAGATGAAAGTAAAAGTGGAAATGATGTTAAACCTATTAGAACAATCTCAGAGGTTTCATATCTCAAGAGAGGATTTGTGTATGATGAAGATCGTCAAATTTATAAGGCACCTTTAGATCTGAAAGTAGTGTTAGACATACCCAATTGGGTGCGCGGAGAAATTGATCATGAACAATGTTGTTTAGAGAATTCACGTAATGCTATAATGGAATTATGTTTACATAGTAAAGATGTTTATGATCTTTGGTCAAAGCGCATACGAGATGAATGTTTAAGTAAGATAGGAGATTATCCACAAACAGAAACATATGAGGACCAATGGAGTTTGTGGATGGAGGAGTATTATGGACCTCAGTAAAGTATGAATGTGATCTTAGTTTAGTTATAATTAGTGTAGGTAAAATACTTTACTATTGCTATTCATACTTGGGTGTTCTATTTAGAATTTAGTTAGCCCAGGGCAGCCCCCTAAATAACTTCTCCTACCTCGTCCCAGTCACATTGAGCAGTGTCGACAGCTATGCTTGCATAGTGGGATTAAATTTATCGCTTGCTACAAATGATATTAATACAAAAATTGATTCTCAAAATACAAATGAAGAAACGACCCAAGAAACTCAAGAAATTGTTACTTTTATTGATGATTATCCTGAAAATAGATTAGTTATCCCCCGTTCAACTTTAGCTACTGATATTCAGGATGAAGATTTCATGCCAGATCTGACAGGCTTTCTTGCCCGACCAGTGTTGTTGAAACAACAAACTTTTACAACTTTTAGTCCCATAGTTAAGTTTCCCCTTCACCCTTTGTCAAATTCAGCAAATTTTATTTTCTCAGCAGACTTTCCTTATGATGCCCTTAAGGTAGGAGGAAGAATAGATAAGTTAAATAATTTTACTTTTATGACAGGAGATCTAATTGTTAAAGTACAGTTTAAT